ATTTAGCAGTGAGTAGGTGTCATTCTTAAGAACTCAATTGGAAAAGGCATTTTTGAGAAAAACAAAGGCTAAAATCCAACCCCAATTATTTCATTGAGACGAAAAAACACCAAAAACAAGCTATGCTAAGTAGATGAGTTGATTTGCTATCCAGAATTACTCATCTACTCACAACCAACAGAAAGAGACCCAAATGCCCCACTATGACCCAATTTATGGAGACCTACTAACCTCCAGAGAAGTAGCAGAAATCACTGGCTACACTATGAACCAATTACGCAATCACAGAACCCGACCAGAGATCTCACCATTCCCATTCGTGAGGCAGGGAGGGACTTCTTGGTATCGCAGAGATGACATTGACATCTGGATTGAAGAAAACGGATCAATCGAATACCAATACATAAAGACACCGAACGCTAAGTCAGCACCGCTACGCAACGCGACCACCGATCTTGACCATAAGGCTTATCTTGATGAGCTGACCAAGATCACTACTCGCAACGCTTGGACTAAATGGTATACGTGGTTTACAGATGCTTCTGGATGGAAAGAAGCGTATGGCGATACCCGCAAGTGGCAGGTTGAGCTTTACAAAGAGGCCACGGGTGAAGATCTAGATGAGCTTTACCCTGGATCAGCATTCTACAAAATGAGAGCTGATGACCCACTTCGCTTCTGGCCTAGCATTACCTTTGCTATGCGAAAGGCAGTGTCAGAGGTGCGTGGTTATAATGCCAGCAACGAAGAGATCTTGGCAGCACCAGTGGGAGAAGTCCCACCAAGCAAGTTAGACTAAGACCTCCAGAAACAGCTATCCCCGCTAGCATAACCAGCGGGGATAGCTTACTGAAAGGAGAGAAAAATGACCAAGAACCACCAAGATCACATTGGAAATACTATCAGAAACGGAGACGATTACTTGGCAAGCAAGCTACCCCAGCGGATCAGAGAAGCACTATTCAAGAAGGGTTGGCGCGAGAACGGCCTCACAAGCGTTGTAGAGGCTTACACTCGCAAGAATGAGACTATCTACATTCAGCCCTCAAAGACCCACAGAGACCGCTATGCCTATGTAATTGACTATGTTGATGACAGACCCAGCAAGACAGCTGGCGTGGACGGCGACACGCTCATAATGGATTTGACTTGAACCACCCACTAATGATAAACAAGATACATCCAACAGAAAGAGGAAAAATGGATACCAAAGAAAGAGAACTGATCGACGCTGCTAAAGCGAAGTTAGTTGTCAAAGCAAAAGAGTCAAAGAGCAAGGCGAAGATCGTTGAAGCACTTGATCCAGTCTTGGCTAACGAGCTACTAGCAAAACGTAGCTCAGTTTACGACGCTAAGAAGCGACTCGAAGCAGAGCTTGCTGAGATAGATGCGATCGTAAAAGACATGATCGGTAGCAGTGATGAGCTACACATACACGGCTCAAAAGTTGCCAGCATAGCTAGGTGGCGTGAGACCGCACTGATTACTGACAAGGTGAAAGAAACATTCCCATTAGTTGAATACCCAGAGCTATACAAGGCAACGGGTAAATCTAGATTGACCATTCACTAATGCCTAGTGTTAGGGAGAAGTGCGCCTGTGGTGCTGAGTTAGAAATAACAGACGCACCTCTCCCTAACGCACTCGCATCAATTACATCGTGGCGCAAAGCTCACAAATGTAAACCAATAGATCCAGAGATACAAGCAGTGCACGGCTCTCCAGGTGAGCTGGAGAGATCAATAGGCTTCACCGCTGGCGACATACCAGCAAAAGAATACGATCCTTGGGAGGATAAAAAATGAAGTTCGATAAGTGGCTACAAAAAGGTATAGATAACGATTGGTGTGGTCCAGCAATCTGCTCAACGCATGATGGAATACCAACCAACGAAGAAGAAGACGAAGAGTTTGAGTATGGTGGCGATCCTTGCCTACACATTGTCAGACTCTACGAAGACATAGAACACAAGAAAACAATTGAATACAATCACGCACCGTCAGTTTGGAGAAAAAGATGACCTATGTATGGATACAAGAGAGCGCTGGATCACTGCGCTACGTTGATGACATTTATGTAGCACCATGCCAGAAGTGTGGCAAGCGACTAAGTGTTTGTGAATGTAAAAAAGAAGAAGAAAAAGAAAATGACTGAATGCTTTTGGTGTAATCAAACATTCGATAACACCGATCACGATGCTTGCCCTAATTGCGCAAGTAATGTACACACCAGAGAAATAAAAATAATAGAGGAGAACAAAATGGATGAAGAACAAGAGCTATGCAAATACTGTGGCGACACGGTTGATGACTGTATCGACGCTGAGGAGTGCAACGAGGGTGTTGGCAGACAAAGGCCAGATGACGATGACATGTACGAGGCTTACAAAGAGCAGAAAGCGGATGAATACTTTGACAGCCAAGAATGACATGTGGCCTTGCACCAAGTGCAGAAAAGAATTACCTGCTGATGATGCGATGATCATACAAGACCGCATCTATTGCGAGTTCTGCACCATCATCGAACATGGCTACTACAAGCCAGAAGAGCACCTGCCAGACGAATACTATGAGGAACTAAGAGAGAAGAATAAAGATGACAGGGAAAATCTTTGGTGAAAATACCAACAGACTACGTGATTGGTTTGATCTCAACGATCAAATAGATAACGTTGCTGGTGGGAACATACCATGCAGGCAAGCACCAGATCTGTACTACCCAGAATACGGGGACGGCACAGCGGCACAGCACGCATCAATGGCTAAGAAAGCCTGCGGTAAGTGCGAAGTGATCGAAGCTTGCGCGGCCTATGCACTAAAACATAAAGAAGAGTTTGGTATCTGGGGTGGCATGAGCTACACAGACAGAAAAGAAATTTGGAGGAAAAATAAATGAACCTAGAACAGCGTTATTTAAAATCAGATCACATGCTTCACGATGCTTGGATTCAAGGACTCAATGATGCCCTTGAATTTATAGACACAGCATTGTGGGATAAAGAAATTGATTTTGAGACATACACCAAAGCAACAACAGATCTAGCAATTGACATTGCATTCGCATACGAGGGAAGATTAGAAAATCATGGAGACAATCTATACAGAGGTACTGTACGACTATCAGAGGCAAGCAGCTCAGAGGATAGCATCTCAACGCAAGATCCTTTTGGCAGATCAGCCTGGGCTTGGGAAAACGTTAGAAGTCTTAGCGAGCTTCGAGCTAGCGGATCTATTCAACAACATAGATGCTCATGCGATTCTGATTCTTACACCAGTGGTGAACGCACGCACGGCATGGATCGACACGATAGAGAAGTTCGTGAAGCCTCGCTACCCGCACCTCAAAGTAGTGGACCTATCATCAGGCAGCGCAGAAAAGAAGAACAAAGAGTTATCTTCGGCCCTATCAGAAAATGGGGACCACTGTTTGGTCGTAGTGGCAAACCACGACGCTCTAGCAACAACGACTAAAGGGCCAAGGATACCTGCACTATTCGATCCGTTCTGGTCAGCTATTGCAATTGATGAGTCTCACCTAGTACTACCTATCTCCAAGCCAAATAATAAAACTAACTTTTGGCGAGGATTAGATAACCTCAAGGTGCATGACCAGAACACATCGTTTCGCATAGCTATCTCTGGAACTCCTGATAGAGGTAAGTTGGAGCATCGTTACGGCACTTGGAAGTTTATTGACCCGACACTGCTACCTAAGTCGCACTGGCTTTGGTTGCAGGATAAGTTCAACATCTTCGACCAAAAGGTATCCCGCACTCGCACCGTAAAAAGAATTGGCGCACTAAAGGAACCGTTCTTGTGGGCCAAGCAAGACAAAGAGCTAGTAATACGGCGAACCAAAGAAGAAGTATTGCCACAGCTACCAGCTAAGGGTTATAACTTTATTGAGTTGCTGATGAACAAGGATCAGTTAGCTGCATACCGAGAAGCTGAGCGTGAAGCTATGGCAAGCAAAGAGCCAACAGCACTATTAGTATTCGCCATACTCGCACGGCAGATCGCAACCTATGCTGGTCAGAGCTCTAACAAAATGGATTGGTTAGTTGAATGGCTTAGTGAGCGTGGCTTCATCGAAGACCTAGGACTAAACGGCAAAGTTGTTATTAGCTCACAGTATGTAAGAACATTACAGTGGGTCAAAGATAACCTAGCCAAGCTAGGCGTGCATTCTGAATTGCTTACTGGCGATCTATCTGCAACACAGCGTGCCGACGTACAGCACCGATTCCAAGATCCAAATAACCCACTGCGCATTGTATTACTATCAGGCAGTATGGGTGTTGGAATTACCCTAGACACGGCTGATGATCTAATCATGCTCGACCTGCCATACGACCCAGACAAGCTAGAACAGATCGAGGACCGCATTCACCGTGCCTCAAACATGCACAAGGTATCTATCTGGCACCTGCTATCTCGCAACTCAATCGACATGGCTATCGCAGAAGTATCAACGACACGCCGATTAATCACCCGATCTTTACTAGACGGGTCAAGAGGGGTAGACTTTAGCCGCAAGGTGGTTCAACACCTTACGGGACGAAAAGAGGAGACAATTGACACAGATCAAGATTCTTGATACAAGCATTGACGATTACAACCAAGCAGATAATGTAGCGATAGCAGCTGCACAGACTTGGATGGCTCGCATCCCTGAACTATTCGTTACTGAACGCTCTAAGCAAATAGAGATCGGGATCAGCGAAGTCGGTATGGATTGCAAGAAGTGTATCGCTCGCAAGTTAGCAAAGACTCCACGCAACATCGACGGCGCATGGTATCCATACATCGGTACCGCTGTACACAATTCACTCGAAGAGGGTTTTAATTCCAAGTTCCCGATCGATTACAAACTTGAGGAAAGATTATTCGTACACGAATACAAAGATTTAAAACTTACTGGTTCATGCGACATGTTTGCCTTCACTGGCAACAACGGATGGAACGGTATTGTCAATGATTGGAAAGTTGTTGGCAAAACTGCTCTAGAGGATGCTCGCAAGGGCAAAATCAAAGATCAGTATCGTGTCCAAGCTATGCTCTACGGCTATGGCTGGGCGCAAAAGGGCTATAACGTTAGCCACGTATCCTTGACCTTCTTACCAAGGGAGGACAAGCTTGAGAACGCAGTTGTAGTCATGCTACGCTACGATGCTCAAGTCGCACTCGAATCACTTGCAGCACTCGAGTCAATGATTGATGCAGCTGAGTTAGTTGGGTGGGACAAAGTTATAGATAAGCAACCTAAGGCAAGCTTTTGCTTTAGTTGCCGACGCTATGATGCAACAAATCATTCTGACGTTGAGTCGATGATCTAAATCAGAAAAACTATAAAACTAAGGAAACTATAATGAATGAAATAAACAACGAAGTACTACCAAGCGTCGATGACCTATTGGCTGGTGGCGGATCCAAGTCGCTATCATTCAAGGACTTCAAGGTCGGAGACTCATACACTGGAACCATCAGTGGCCTACGCACCGTACAGGTTCGTAACTACGATGACCCAACCAAGCTAGAGTTCTGGGACGACGGTAAGCCAAAGCTTCAGATTGAAGTAACGCTTGACACCGACTACAAGGACCCAACTGACGATGAGGACACTGGCGAGCGCCGTGTATTCTTGTTTGGTCAGAAGCTTACTGCCGCTAAAGAAGAACTGAAGCGCAAAGGCATGTCTAAGCTTGAGATTGGATCTGAGTTCAAGATCACTCTTACTGGCACCAAGCCAGCAAAGAACCCACGCTACAATGACGTAAAGCTATACGGCATCGAACTAAAGGCAAGTACTTCTAACCCAGCTGTTGACGCGCTATTGTCATCAGGTGCTACAGAAGTAAAAAGTGCTAAGATTGAAGCCCTAGACGCTAAGCAGACTAAAGTCGCTGAGACCCTCCAGTCTAACGGCTTCACTGCAGCAGAGATCGCTGAGCAACTCGGTGTATCAACATCTGCAGTCGAAAGTGTCTTGACCTTCTAGTTCATCCTCTTTCTAGAAGCACAAGATAAGTGGGTGCTGACCTCCCTCCCTCCTTGGTCGGCACCCACACCCTATTTTTTACTGAAAGGAAATCATGGACTCACCATCCGAATTTAAAGAGCTGCTCAGCAGGCTAGGTCGTGAAGACGACGACCTAGTGACAATTTGTTATCAATCAGCAAAGCAAAAGTTCACATCAAAAAGCATCAAGGTCGAATTAGCGGACAGCGTTGTATCAGCGCTTGACGCACTAGAAAACAACATCTGGTTTGAGATCAACCCATCCAGCGTGAACGGCAGAGCTACTGCTAGAGACATTGACAAACTTGCTGCGGTATACATTGACATTGATTACAAAGACTCAGGCGCAGGATCCGTAAAGGCTGCAAGAGAGTTCGTTGAGCTTATCTCAGACCTGATTGGCGTTGGACCAACAGCCACAGTTTATTCAGGCCACGGCATTCAGCCCTACTGGGCCATCGAAGATGACCACATGGACAATGCGCTAGCTACTGGTGTACTAAACCGCTGGGGAGCCTTCTGTCGCTTCTTAGGCTCATCACAGGGCATCCAGCTTGATAGCGTGTTTGACCTGCCTCGTATCTTCAGAGCTCCAGGATCTAGAAACTTCAAGGATGCCGCTAACCCAGTAACAGTGATGACAATGCTTCACAAGAACTGGCGACCAATCACAATAGATGAGATTAATGACGTACTTATCTCGCACGGCATTACAAGCGAGATGTCACTGCCAGATGAGTATGAGCTAATCAGCTCGGCAAACGATTGGGAGTACGCATCACACGACTGCCAATTCACCCCAACACTTTACGCAGGTGTACGCCCAACTAACGGCGCACCTAAGTCAAGACACGGCTGGCTACTACAGCAAATGGTATTGATCAACTCAGCTCACCGCAACGGATGTGTCAGTCAGTCAACTAAAGAAGAATTGGTAAGCCTAGTAGCAGAGCGCTTCAAGTTCTTCTTGACTCAGGCACCTCAGCGAGACATGCACCAAGGAGAAGTCCAAGGGGCTAACAAATGGGCTATTGCGAGGGTTGAGACCTTTACTCCAGAGAAGTTGGACAATGAACTACGTAGACACCAGCACTCGGATTTTTTCTTAGGCGACCCAACCAGCGTCCTTGGGGAGCCATCAGCTAATCAAGACCACAGCTTTGATGAACTTGTAGACATCTACATGAAAAGCTATGGCACTTATGGACGCACCGATGCAGCTAACGCACGTCGCTTAGTTTACTTCAACCAAGGACACTACAAGTTCGTACCAGATCTTGGATGGTTTAGGTGGGAGAACAACCGCTTCGTTTTAGATAAAGAAAAGATGTTATTCCAAGCAGCTATCGATGCTGCTGAATTTATAGTACAAACACCAGCCAATGACGCTCAAGTAAAGTGGGCGCAATCATCAATCAACAGAGACAGGATAGTAAATGCCATCACCATCGCAGGAACAGATCCAGAAGTTCAAGTCCAAGCACTCGACATGGATGCCCAACCTAACGACCTATGCACGCCGAAGGGCATCGTTAATCTACAGACAGGCGAGATACGTGAGCCAGATCGTCGAATTGATTTATCAACGCGTCAGACGACAGTATCTCCAAGTCAAATTGTCACTCCTCTCTGGAATGGCTTCCTCAAAGATGTACTCCAAGACGAAGAGAGAATTGCGTATCTGCAAGAGTTGCTCGGCTCTTCTTTATTTGGAGATTCGAGGTTCCACGTGCTACCAGTGCTTGTTGGATCGGGAGCAAACGGTAAATCCACACTCCTAGATGTAGTTGCTGGAGTATTGGGTGACTATGCCGCAACAATGCCTGAGAACTTCTTGCTTGATGCAAATGGTGCAGCTCACCCAACAGAAATTGCTAGACTTCGTGGAGTTCGTTTTGCTATGGCTAGCGAGACCAGACCAGATGGAAAGTTTAATGAGTCGAGAGTAAAGATGCTTACTGGTGGTGACACCTTGAGCGCTCGCTTCATGAACCAGAACTTCTTTGACTTCAAGCCCACGCATACCCTATTCTTAGCCCTTAACCACCTACCTGCCGTAAAGTCTGGTGGTGATGGTTTCTGGAGAAGACTCCGCAAGATTGACTTCAACATCACTATTGCACCAGAAAAACGTAAAGAAAACTTAGCTCAGTTCTTGATCGAGAATGAGGGCCCAGGTATCTTGCAGTGGATGGTTGAAGGCGCTGTTAGAGTAACCACTCAAGGGTTTACTGAGCCTGACTCCGTTAAGGCAGCAACACTTACTTACCGTCACGAAGAAGACCACATTGCTAAGTTCGTTGATGAGCGTATTGTGGTTGCAGCTACTGGTACAGCTACAAAGACAAGCGTCTTCAATGCTTACCGTAACTGGTGTATTGACAATGGTGAGAAGTACATTACTCAGAATGCCCTAGCCAGAGAGATTCGCTCACGCCTAAACGTAGGCGAAACTGACGGTGCAGGCATTAGAATGTTTACAGGTATCGAATTAGTAGATCTCGGCATCAACACAGAGTCGATGGTAGACAAGGAAGAAAAAGATGAGTACTGGCGATGAGTACTGCTTCCTTTGCCGTGCAGGACACTGTAACGAATGCGAACAGGCTTGGGCTGATAGTTTCACTCAAGATTGCTGCTGTGGTGGCAAACTTGTATTCACCCCTACAGGCGAGGTCAAGGAGGCTGGTGTCGTCCCCCTTTCCGACTCAGCCTCCTCGACCGACACTGGCTACATAGAGGACGGATACGGTGGCGCTAAAGATATTGGTAGCTACAAAGATCCAATTTCAACAGGACGCAAGCGTGCAGCTGAAATGTATCCAATTGAAACTGGCATGGTTTGCGAGTGGGCTAATCTAAAGTTTGCTGGCGGTGGAGTAGTGCCTATCGTTGGATGTATCGGTAGAGCTGCTACTGACAGGCATCACGGCCCAGATAAGAACACAATGAACAATGCTCCAGGAAATGTTCACAGGATTTGCTCATACTGCCACAACACTTGGCACGGGGCTAATGACCCTCATTACGGAGATAGACCTAACCAGACACTGCCGTTCGTGCCTGAGGGCCCATACGAGATGCATGACGCCGTTACAAAGGCTACTACTCAAGAACTACTGGATGCTGAAAAGCGCCGTGTAGAGGATGCTACAAAGTAGATTTAAACTTATTGCCTCTAAACCAAGCAACGCCATCGTTGATCTGGACCAACTCAAAGAACTCTTTACCATCGTCATCAACGGTAACTATTGTCACTCCTTGTTGCCAGTTCTCGTAATACTTGGCTGTCGTGCCGTCAATCTTGGTTGAACCGTTTACGCTAGGCACGGATCCATCTACCTTGCAGAGACATCCTGGGCTGACTGCAACTGACTTAATTGGTCCGTTTCTGTCAAATACTGTTCGACTTTGAAGTTCTTGTCTGTGGACGTGTCCGAAAATGGTTGAGATGTGTGGTGTGTCGTTTGTATACGCTGCAGCTGTAGAACCATTGGAGCGTACCTTATTACCATGAATTGCACGAAGAGTCTCGCTAATCCAGTAAGCACCCGCAGGATACGCGTCAATGTACTCAACTCCAATTTCATCAAGTCTCAGTAAGTAAGGAATGCTCATTACAGGGAGCTCGTCAATGTTTGCACGCTTTAAGCCCCAAGCGCTAGCCGCATTTATCATAACAAACTTCTCCATACGGCGGTCATGATTACCTTCAATGAGAACTATCTCAGCATCGGGACCTGCAGCTGCTCGTTGCTCTTGTAGAAATTTATGACCTCTATCAAAAGCCTTCTGAGTAGTGCCAGCAAATGCTGCCTCTTGCTCAAAGCGACCCTGACTTGGTAGATCCAAGAAGTCCCCTAGGTTAATTACGCCATCAACGCGGTCATTGTGGTAAAGCCAGTTAGTAATCTGAAGCGCTACATCCATAGCCGCTTCATCATGGAATGGCATCCATCGCCCGTCAATGTGACGATAGCCAATTTGCGGATCAGGCAGTATTGACCAGACTTTATGCTTGGTCTTTAGCTTCTTAGGCTCTTTAGGGTTATTAATGTAAACGGGCTTAGCTGGCTGAACCAGATCCCACTTAGGCTTTGGAGTTAGGTCATTTAGCACAGTTACACCTGCCCGTTCTATGTAGCCTTACCTGATCAGCGTAGCACTTAAAGCCACGCTCAGTCAGCGCAGAGGCTAAGTTAGCGTGGTTCCATCTAGTATCAGCAAGGTTTTCTTGAAATATCTTTAGATCTTCTTTATTTAGCTGATCTGTTGCATTACGCATAAGGGCGCAAATGTATTCTTTTTCAGGCGGGGTTAAGCCTTTTAGCATGATCGTCTCCTTCATGTATTACTTCAAGGTTTAGCCTAGCCTAGTGGCCTAGCCTGTCAAGTACCTAAAAACGGCGTGTTTACGGGAGCCTGCCCCAAGTAACCCAGCCAACCACGCCATCTACCTGAATACCCTGCTCACGCTGGAACTGCCTAACTCTGGCATCGGTGATTGGGCCAAAGATGCCGTCAGCCTTGATACCCAGAACGCTTTGAAGATATCTGACATTTGAGCCCGTTGATCCACGCCTTAGGAATTTGAATAGCCTTGGCTTGCTGCTGGTAGGTGGTGGTGATGGTATAACTGGTGCTACTGGCGCAACTGCCTGAGATGCTCTACGGTTGCACTCAGCGACAATGTAGTCAAGCTGTGAGATTACAAATGGCCCTGGGCAAGCAGTTGCCACATACTGCTGATGCCAGGCGATGTAGAACTCGCTCTGTACCTGAGTCTTGATGTTCTTGGCAAAACCCCTATTGGCTCTTGGAGAGATGCTGGCATGGAAAATAATGACATCTATTAAAGCGTCAAGGGCAGCAGATGAAATAGGCCAATCTCCACCGACGGACTCATTGTCGATCTCAAAAGTCACAGCACTAGGATCTGGCTGCCCACCTGTTGAGTAAGGCCTGCGCTCAGGGTTCACAATACCCGTAACAGCACCTGAGTTAGAGATGTGATAGGTAGGGTGAGAGTTTCTTGAGTTCTTGTTAGTAACATAGTTCAAGCCATTAGTGCCTGCTACGTGATGAATAACAACACCGTTGATCGCTTGACCGTTCCGTGATCCACCGAACCCGTTGTCCTGAATACCTGCTACTTTTGGGTACCAACTCATTTTATATTCCTATCTTGTTATGTAGAACTGACCCAAGCTGAGCCATTCCAGATCCTTGTTGTTGAAGAAACAAAAGCAGTTCCGTTCCAAACTCTTGTTGTACCTGCCACGAAAGCAGTGCCGTTCCAGACTTTTCCGCCTCCAAGTACTGTGATTGTTAAGGTACCAGTGTCAGCAGTTCCGCTTGCATTAGTAGCCCTAATCACAAAGGTGAAAACCCCAGGAACTGTTGGGGTTCCAGTAATTGCACCAGTAGAAGTATTTAACGTAACGCTAGTAGGTAAAGCCCCAGAAAACACAGAATAACTTGTTGCATTGCTTGCAGCTACGGCATCCGAGTAAGCAGTGCCGACGCTGCCAGTAGCCACTACTGTTGAATCTGTAAATACTGGGTCAGGTAGCGTGTCCTCTAATACCGCTGTTGTGCTTCCGCTGGTTGATGTCCAAGAAGTCGCTGGGATGCTACCAGAAACGCTAATTCCAACCGAGCGCGTTCCATTAGGGTTGTGAGTTATTACTATGCCCGAAACGCTATGAACAAGAACTGTTGAATTTGCAGGAACTGAAATGGTGCCAGAGGTGGGATAGTTTGTACCGTCTACGTTTATTCCCCATGTTCCGTTTCCGAAAGTAGTTGAGAATCCCGCTGCTTTAGTTACATAAAAAGAAACAGACATGGTTGAGGTGTTGTTCCCATAGTTTGGAGTCGACGACCAATAACCATTTGTTTGAGTTACAGAGCCAGAAAATGTGGCTGAAATTACAAAATCGCCCGAAGCCATTTATTGCCCCTTAGTAGGAGATCCAGACATCGCCAACACCAAAGCCACCCGCAGGTGCAGTAGGAGTGGTTGTCTGTACAAAAAGACGTTTCCCGCTAATCTTGTCAGCTGAATTAGCCAAGTTAGCTACAGCATAACCAAGGGTTGTCCAAGCAGTTGTGCCATCGCCAACCTTATTTAGCTTTGTGTCGGTCTCAAAGCCAACTTCGCCAGCAGCGAGGGTAGGGTTTACGCTAGTCCAGTTAGCAGCAGTATCCCTGCGAAGTTGAATTTGGTTTACTCTAGGCATTAAATGCTCCCGTGATAGGCGTTGATCTAAGCACCATTATACCGCATCTTTTAGCGAGTTACTCAGGCTTAGGGTATTTTGCCTTTATTGCCTTGCAAGCTGCGACATAAGCATCAACCTGAGCCTTGTCACCCTTTACCACGCCATCAATGTAGTCAGTGATCGGCGGGTACTCAGGTGCACGAAGGCGCTGATACTCAAGTGCGTCATAAGCTGCCTGCAGTCTAGCTACTTCCGCTAGGCACTGCTCCTCAGTTGGCTGAGTCTGCTCTTCATCTAGCCAGTCAAGGCCAGCGTAGTCTTCACCAGTTAGGCTCCATTGTGCGCCTGGGGTAAGCGACATAATTGCTTCTGGTATTCCGAATGTTCTGTTCATTATTTTCCTTACTGTGCGATTTCCATGAGTGTGATTGTGCTTGCGCCTCTAAAATGAGCAACGGTATTAGCGTCCCCAATAGACCTATTAACGCTAAAAGTTGTAGTGTTAGGGCTAGAATTGATTACTCTTACGCCAAAAGTTATAGGGCTAGTCGTAGCAGGAGAATGTAAAGCGTTTAAGGCAATAGTTGCCCCGTGATCAGTGTCCGTAGAGGCTAGAACGTACTGAGCACCACCAATTCTAGTTCTAGATCCTTCTGCGTCACCTATTGCTATCAAAGAACCTCCAGCGTCAAGTCCCGCAAAAAAGCTGTTTCGACCAGACCCGTTGCCAGTGACATTAGCAATTACTAAAATTTTAGAATTGACGCTTGACGGGGTGATGGTTGCAGTTAGACCAGTAACCAATGCATTAGCTTGAGCCGCCAATGAAACCGAAAAAGTGTTGGTTTTAGTAGTAGAAACGACCTGCAGTACAGTACCAACTGGCTGACCAAGGCTGCTTTCCCATTTATCAAATCTCATTGTTGATGTCATTGTGCAATCTCCATAAGGGTAATTGAGCTAACTGCTCTAGTTCCAGTAACTACACCCTCAAAGACGCCTCTATTTAGAAAAAATGTTCCAGCGGTTGGCGAGCGACCCTCCACTGAGTAAACAACTGCTGATGTAGTATTTGGGGAATCCAAAACAGACCAAGATGCGGTAAAGCTAACGTTAGCGTTTTGAACCCTACCAGAGTAAGAACCAGAAACGCTAGTCGTTCCACTAGCAGTATCTCCAACGTGAATAACCGTAGAGCCCCTGAGTTGCCTTAATTGCCCAACTGAATCACCAACATCTGAAGATGACCCAGTAGCGTTTACTAATACTAAAATTTTGCTATTTAATGATTTAGGCGTAATTGTTGCACTAAGCCCAGTAATGCTGGACCAGCTCGTTCCAGCGGAAACGCTAAATGCATCAGTTTTTGCTGTTGACACAACCTGTACAACATGGCCTTTAGCGTAAGCAGATCCTAATCCACTTGTGTCTGTAATGTTAGTTACTTTTAGTAGGCTCATTGTGCGATCTCCATAAGTGTAATTGTAGATACTCCTCTACCAAATGAAGCACCGTCGGTATCATCTCCAGAACGGTTAATATATTGAGCGACTCCCGCGTTAGCTCTTATTCTAATTTTGTAAGTAAAAGAGGATGTAGTATTAGGAGAGTGTAACAGATTAAAACCTTGAGATAACATCCATCCAGCGTTGTTTGCGTAAATACCAGAGAATGTTGGGGTTCTAGAGCCAGGGGTTGTCGGTAAAACTAAATTATTATTAGCACCATCGGTTAAAGTTACTTGGGGAGTTTGGCCCGTATTGTAACCAATTAAAACATTTGCCAAGACCAGTACTTTAGAGTTAGCGTTTTTAGGCGTAATTGAAGCTGATAGACCTGTTA